CAAATGTTACACTAGGATAAAATTTAGCGATATGGTCTTTTACTGGTTGAACTTTATCTGATAATTGAACAAAAAGATTAGATGAGAACCAATTTATTTCGACTAAACGCATTTCTTCTAAAACACGTTCCCAATCTTTATCTCTTATAGTTGTTCCACTAGCATGTGCATAACCAGTGTCAACTCTTGCGGTTACAGTATTTTCTAATGCGACAGAAGATTTATTCATTACACAAATTCGTAATAGGAATAATCAAATGCGGCAACTGCAGTAAGATATTCTACATCAGTTGTTGTGATATCAAATGGAAGAGATGAAAGACTTGTCGGGTAAGCATCTACAAATTTGATTTGTTTTGTTACATTATTTGCTGAGTTCATAACAGTAAGTGTTAAGTCTCTATAATGATCTGAAGAAGTTGTTGTTGCGTGTTTTGTTTCTACATTAGATTTCATCCAATCAAAAATCTCTTTATAGTTTAAAAGATCTTCGTCAATAAGATATGATATTTCAAATGATCCGAAATTAATTTTATCACCGGCTCTACCTACATTAATTTGTTTAAAATTTAATGCAGCACCTTCAACTGATACATCAGGAAGGATCATTGTTTGAATCGTGAATTCTGCTCCAGAATAAGCTTGGCTATCTAGAGTTAAAACAAACGACGATGGATTTAAAAAGTTTGGCATAATGTTATTTATAAAGAAAAATCCCCCAATTAAGGGGGATTTCACTGTGTATATTTAGAAAATTATAGGTTAGTAACCTTACGTTTTCTGTAGTATACGTTGTTGTTATTTCCTGCAGTGACAAAAGGATTGTCAGCAATACCGTAACGAGTTTTGAATCCGATTCTTGGTTGGAAATCATTCTCACCAATTGTCTTCATCATGCTTAATGGAACATATGGGCAATAGAACATTCCAGCGTCATATGGGTTAGTACCCTTATAACCAACGTTGAAATAGTCTACACCAGCATATGGGTCAACGTAAACTTTGATGTTACCATTCAAAGTACCAGCAAGCAAGCCGCCAGTTACGTCAGAATCCATTTGTTGTGCACCTAATGCACCCATACCAGTGTCCATAACGCCAGCAGCATTTAATGCCGCAGCAACGTTGTTAGATACTAGTACCCAGTTACCTTTACCGCGACGAGTGTCAACAGCAATTTGGTTAGCTTCATGCTCAATTGCTTGAACTAGAGCTTTATAACGCTCAACTGACCATCTAGCACCACCGTTATCAGTAGTGTTAGTAGCATTGAATGTACCAGCAGCAGCACCACGAGTAGAAACTTTCGCGCCAATGTTTACAAGGCGGATAATTTCACGATTCATTTCAGCTAAAATTTCAGTTGAAAGAATGTTCGCAAGTTCTGTTTCAGCAGAAAGACCGTGGATAGCTTTAAGGTCTTGTGCTAATTCAGTAGTGTACTCAGCTTTAAGAGCACGAGACTTTGCAGTCACAGTAGTCTTATCGATTGAGAACGCCATTGAAGGAATAGCAGGACCAGAGTTACCTTGTGCTTCAGCAGTAGCCGTAGCATTACCTGAACCAGGCATATACTCAGCAACAGTATCAGCGTCAGTACCTACTGAACCACCTGAAGTAGGATCGTCACCAGAGAACGGATCGTTGTTACCAGCATCCGCAGCACCAGTATCGCCAGAAGCAGCACCAGAGAATCCAGTGTCAGCTTCGTTGAACAATGCTTCAGTACCACCTTGAGTGCTGTACTTAGACTTCATTGCAAAGATTAGGCCAGTTGGTCCAGTCATTGGTTGAACACCAACTAGATCAAATGCTAACATTGCAGGAGTCGCACGTCTTACTAAGCTAATTAGGACAGGATCCCAATTATCAATGTTTGAGCCAGTAGCGTTAGCAGCAGTTTCCGTTAAAGAACGTTCTTCTGATAATGCTTTTTCTTGGTTCTCTAGAACGACAGCAGTTACTTGACGCTTGTGTGCATCAGTAATCTTGCCAGCTTCTTGAGACTCAAGTACAGGAGCCCATTTTTCCTGTAATACTTGTCTATTAATTTCCATTTAAAATTCTCCTATTAGATGGACGTTGTGCGCTGTATTGCGCTTAGATACTTCTTCATTGAATCCGAAACATCTTGTTCTTGTGTATCCTCAGTAATAGCATCAACTTCCGGAGTTGCTTCTACCGCGGTATCTTTCTTAAGGTAAGATTCCTTAATTGTAGCTACTTTAGATGCAAAAGATTCGTTATCATCAGCTTCAACAGCCTCTGCTAATTCTTTTACTTTTGCCGCTTCAGTTGCCGCTAAGCCTTCACATGCTTCTGCTACGATTTCCTTACGTTGGTAAGTTTTAACTTGCTCAGCAAGTTCCATAGCATTTGCAGTTGCGTCATTTAACTGAGCTTTAGCATCTTTTGCTTCTTCAGATAGAGCATCTAAGATGTCTCCTTTATCCGAAGGCACATTGATGTGGTGCTCACTAAATAACTGACCTAGTGAATCAATAAATGACTCAGTGATTTCAGACTTCAAAGAATGCTCAATCGCAACTTCGTTATCCTTCATCCAGTTTTCGACTACATATGTTAAGTAACCGTCAACTTTGTCAACTAAATCTTCTTTAATAGCTTCAACTTCACCAGCTAGATCAGAAGCATATCTCTCTTCTAATTTTGCTGTTTCAGAAATGATTTTTGATTGCAGTGCTGCTTCAAAGATAGTCTCAGCTTTCGCTTTGAAACCTTCAGATAATGTATCTTCGTCTTTAATTAACGCTTCAACATCTTCTTTAAATTTCTTTTTAGACTCTACTGTATCGCCTTCAGAACCATCATCAGCTTTGACTTTCTTTTTCTTAGCTTTTGATTTACCTTCAAGGTCACCCTCTCCGTCTACTTGTTCTTTCTTAGCTTTACCTTCTTCAACATCGCCTTCATCTTCATCACCTTCATCGTCCTCTTCTTCTTCATCGTCTTCCACTTTAGCTTTCGCTTCTGCTTTTTTCGCTGCTTCGAAGATCGCGTCAAGGCCCTCTTTAGACATTCCTGTCATTGAGGCTTGTATTGCTGATACTGTACGAGCTTCCGTAAGAGGTGCTTCTGGTGTTTCCACCGTTGCTTCTACTTCCGTATCCTCTACGATAACCTCTGCTACATCTTCAACAATTTCGTCTTTAACTTCAGACATTATGTTTTCTCCTATAGAGATTATAGTTTAGAGAGGAAATGCTCAAAACCTGCCGATTGTTGCTCTTCCGAGAACGTCACTTTAGATTCTTTCACTTCTGTCTCACCTTCTTCAATTACCTTAACGAAATGACCAGGTCTATCCTGCTCAAAAGAAACTCCTTCCATAATGCCATTTACATATGCATTAGGGGCAGAAGGATCCTGGACAATATCAACTGTGTTCAGCATAAAATCATCTGCTACATAGTTAACACCATCTTTCATAGAAAGGCTTCCCATACCACGACTAGACACTCCAAGTTGCACGCCACCTTCAACAAGACCTTTTACAATCTTACCCATAGGGGTATCCAAAATAAGTGCTTTTCCCATCACATTATTACCATCCCATTTAAGTTCAGTAATTCTGTGAGAAACTTTATCCAAATTAATGGAAGGGCCATCAGGGTGATTCAATTCACCAACTGCACGACCTGTAATAACTTGCTCGTTGACAAATCTATCAACGGCTTTTGTAAGAACTTCACGTGTGTATATACGTCCATTCTTATTTTTGTTCTCAGCTTGCATAAAAACACCTTCTAAAAAGGTACTTTTCTTACCATTCTTAGCTTCCTCTATTGAATAGCCAAGTTGGTGCTGAGTATATTCTGTGATTAACTTCATTTACGCTCCCATTAATTTGATGAATTCTTTAACTGCTTTTTCAGCACTAGCTAAATCTTTATACTTATCAAGCTTGACACCATCAACATATAGATTAAACTTGCTTGTGATAACAGCGGTCACATTTTTCTTTTTTCCAAGTTTGGTTAATTCCTTGGCTACCTTTTCACCCTTCGGGAGCTTCAATTTAGCTTCGATTACTTCATTAAATGATTCCTTAAACGTCAGCATTCGCTTCAACTTCCCCTGTCTCTGTCTCCACAGCAGGTTCTTCTACCGCTGGAGCGTCATTAGATGCTCCATACATTTTCGAAGCAACTTCTTGTTTATGATTATCCAATGCACTTA